AGTGGTAAAAAAACTACAGTCTTTCTATCCATACAAATTTTAGCCATTTCCTCAGCGATCTGATTCAGATATGGATCGAGAGCCGTTCCCAGATCGCTGGTCTTAAAATCACCAGCCTGAGTAGCGACACCTGTCAAATCTAATTTCAGAGGAATAGTCTGAGCCTTGATTGGCGACAAATAACCTTCTTTAATAGCTTTAGGCAGCGTATATTCATAAGCAAGGCTCTCAAAACATTGCCCTAAATTCCGCATATCGCCTCTGTCAGGCGTTGCAGTAACACCAAGCACCTTAGCGCTGTCAAAATGTTCCAGCACCTTCTGATAGCTATCTGAAAGTACATGATGTGCTTCGTCAACGATGATCGTATCGAAAAAATCCTTTGCAAATCCGTTTAACCGCTTCTCGCGCATCAACGTCTGGACAGAACCTACTACCACACGATACCAACTGCCCATACAGGTATATTCAGCTTTTTCCATAGCCGATTTTAAACCTGTAGCCTGCTCGATTTTGTCATAGGCCTGCTGCAACAGTTCAAAACGGTGCGCCAAGATCAGTACCCGGTCACCCTGCTTAACCTGTTCCTCTGTAACCTTTGCAAAGACTATAGTTTTACCGCACCCGGTCGGCAATACCAACAGAGTGCGGTTTATTCCTTTATTCCATTCGCCCAAAATAGCCTGTTTAGCTTCTTCCTGATATGGACGCAGCTGCATTAGAAAGCTCCGGGCCGAAATGCAGGAACGGCCTGCGGTTGTCCTTGATATAAGTTTTGTTGCTGCGGTGCTGCCGCAGTAGGTGCTGTTGCCGCTGTATTTTCAGGATCATAAAAGCGTTTAATTTCGTTATACTGCTTACCATCATGCATACGGATACCGATCTTAGCCCTGCCCTTTCGACCAACCACCCGCGGCCAATCCATTTTCAAAGGTTCACCGTGTTTTTTCAGCCCAATACCGATAAAGAAAGCCGAAATCATGCCTTCCGTCCGAGAATGTAAGAACAAGTTATGCCTGATATGGGCTTCGCCTTCCGGTGTTTCAACTACCAAAGTGATTACAGCTTTATTACAGGGCGGCAACTTTTCGCTGCCTTCATGACGGGCACGTTGAAACTCTAATACCTTAAATTCATAATCGCCTTCCGGCAGAATGATAAAACCGGCGCTCTCCTTTTCAATAGTATCGTCCCATCCTAATTCTCTTTCTTCTACGGGTACTGCTTGTCCTAATTGTTCAAATGCCATTGTTTTATTCTCCTTTATCTGTTAAATATTATTTAAACTACATTGAGTTTCTTAAACTTAAAAAGGTATCTCCCTGTTCTCTTTGATCAAACCAAAGACATTGGGCCAGGCTCCGATCAAACAGCCCTGTACAAAATCCTCTGCGTAATTTTCAAAAGGTGTTCCCTCTGGATAATAGCCACGCTGGGCAACAACCTTTTGAATTTCTGCAAGCGTTACCCCTTCCGGTGCCATTAAATCAGCCAATGCTTTTGGCACACAACTTGGAATTACTTTTGACGTTTGTACAGTCACTGTATCATCTGATGCTGTTACAGGGATAAGCGCCGGATCTACAGATATTAGTCCCGAAGGCGTATCTATAATTGCAGTGGCACTAGCAACCGGCGCCGCAACCGTTTCCGACTGCATTACAACTGGCTGCGACACAGGCTGCAAAGCTTCCGTATTGGAATAAACCAGACAGCCACGAATACTTTTAAAATCAAAGGGTAATTCTTCCGGTAGATCCTGTCTGTTCTTTGCATCCCAGTTAGGATGATGCGTCGTATACATTACCCGCTCACCACCGGCGGCCTTGCATTTCTTCCCGTCCTTATCCTGTGCGATCACGATAGTCTTATAGTTGGCAAACAGCAGCATATCAGCCCACTCTTTGACCAGCGGAGCAGTCTGCGATGAAGTCTTTTTGCCAAGCTTCAGCTCATACCGATCAAAACTTCCACCTTCATTAGGCAATTCAAACTTACGCATCTGCATATGTGCTGTTAAAACAACATTGATCCCAACCTCGATCACATCAGAAAGCAGATTTAAAAAGCGTCCAAATTCTTCTCTTACAAAAATATAGCCACTGCCATAACCAAAATCCTCGATCCCATTTTTGCCATTTTTAGCACATACATGACCCACGCAAAGCTGTTCTGCCCAGTCAATCGTATCAATAACCAATGTTTTACAACAGGTCGGATTTTTGATAACCTCTCTAACCTCATCCAGCAACATCGTCCAAGAAGTCGGCGCCGGTAATCTGGCAACATCATAGACATTCGTACTGCCTTCTGTATCGATAAACAGCGGATCCGGAAAATCAGCGGCAAAAGTAGTTTTGCCAATACCTTCAGGACCATAAACTACAACTTTTTGCGGCTTTACAATCAGCCCTCTGGTAATTTGGAACTTCATCAAAACTCACCTTTCTTCCATGTTTTTGCGCCTTCATCCGAAAGGCCGTTATCTTCTTTAACATAACCATCTTCGATAATGACCGAACACTCTTTACCACTGCTGACACGTGTAGCGATCACCTGCAGCTGTTCCTGTTCTAACCATTTACCAAATTCATTTAAAGTATCCTGGTCCATCTGCTCCAGCTTATCCATGAGCACAAAACCACAGTTAGGATTCAATTTGCGGACAATAGCAGTAGCTACTTTAAGCTGCTCACTGCCGCTCATGTTATCCCACTTATTCCCACGATAAACCAGCTCACCATTTTCAACAGACAATTCAGGTAGCGGCAGGTCTGCATTTTCCAACAACTTTAAGCGCTGCTCTCTAATATCTTCGATCGATTTTGTCAGTTCATCATATTGCTGGCTATATTCTTCAGCTTCGATTTCAGCCTTTTCCCTGTCCATATTGGCCCTGATTTTAATATTCAGGCGATCTATGTCAGAGATATTCGCTTCCAATTCTGCCGTACTTTCATCCTGTAAATCTGCGGCCGACTTACGTGCAACCGAAACTGCAGCCTCAGCTTCTTCAAGCCGGTTCTTCGCTTCGTCAAAAGCAATCTGCGCTTTAGCTAATTCTTCTTCATATTGCTGACACATTTGCCGCTTGCGCTGGTTTTCGCCGTTCCTGGCAAGTATCGCCTGCTGCTGCCTAATTAGATCAGCTGCTGAAACGAGCTCTTTAGGAACATCCGGATACATTTCAAGCTCAGATGCATACTTTTTCTTTTGGTCAGCAATGCGTCCAACTTCATATCGCCTGTTATAAATCCTTTGTTCTTCAGCATCCAACTGGTAAAGTTTTTCACCGATCCCTATTATCTGCAAAAGAGCATTGGCCTTTTCTTTATTATTTGCATTCAAAAATTTTGGCAGATCTAAAGCAAGTTGCGCTACAAACTCATTTAAAATCTGCTGGCCGCCTTTATTTCCCTGCGGATCGATGACCTTTAAGCTGCCATTAATGCCCTTCCGCTCAACTATAAGCCCATTAGACAACTCTATATGCAGAATTGGCGGAGTAACAGATCCTTGTCGCTGCGGTTCAGAAGGTTTATATCTTTCCCCACCAAGCGTCCAGGCAATCGCATCCAAAACGCTGGTTTTACCCTGACCATTTTTACCACCGAGAATAGTCAAGCCATTCGCTGAAGGTACTAATTTTACTGCTTTAATTCTTTTAATATTTTCAAGTTCAAGACTGTTAATTTTTACTGTCATTGAAATAGCTCCTTCCTTCTATTTATGCTATAATATAATTAATACAGGTTATTCACGACCTATGTATTAACCCTGAGCTGTCAGCATTGCCGTGCTGATGGCTCTTTTTTAATTCATTCCAGCAACCTTGCACCAGAGCCATAATCCGGCAAATACGCCAAACCATGTTCCGATAGCAATTACCGCAATTTGATAACTTAACTCTTTCCACATCTCACCACGCCCTTTCTAAAAACATTCCAAAGATGACCAGTGATACTGCTATCAGGATCTTAGGGAAAATTTCACTCTCAGCAAAAAAGTACCAAATATAAATCCCTAGTGTTTTCACGGTGTTTCCTCCCCCTCAGCACGACTTTTGTCCCTCTCTGCAGCATCGACTATAGCCGTCAGATAAGCTAAGTCATCAAACGAATAACCATTATCGCCCAACTCGAGTTCTAAACATGCTATGCCGCTATTAAAAGACCTTAGAGATTCAATGAAATCCTCTAAAATATGCGCTGGAATTTTACCAGAAACAGCCTGAATCGCTTTAGCGTATGAGTTTAAGCCCTTTATCTGTGTAGATCTATCGGATATCATATTAAATATTTCCTTGGGAAGTTGTTCTGGCATTAGCTACTTCACCTCCTTTCGCATCAAATTCAATTGATCTAAATACCCACCGCCATCACAGCGTGTCTGCTTAGAAATAACAATTGGGCATTTTAATTTTTGCAACTTTTTTTGTCGAAGTTCGATTTGTTCATTAAAATAACGATCAGCGCCTTCGACTTCAATTTTATGCCGCTGTCCTATCTTAACTGCCGGAAGTGTTCCATCTCGGCACATTGCATAAACGGTAGAATATGCAAGTCCACGGGATTGTGCATATTCTTTAATTCCTGAAAACTTCATACATTAGCCTCCTATCTATTTAAAATAGAGTTACTCTGCAAAAAAAATAGCATCGTAAGGCATATCCAAAAATTCACAGATAACCTTGGCTTGTTCTATAGTCACCGTATTTTGATTAATCTCCAGCTTTCTATAGGTTTCTATATGGATACCTAATAGCTTAGCCATATCAGCTTGTGTTTTTGCTCTATATAGCCGAGCCTGTTTCAAACTAAAGCTATTCACTTTATGCACCTCCTATCTAGTTTAACTAGGATTAGTATATATCTAGTTAAACTAGATGTCAATGCTTTTTTCTAGTTTTTTTAGGTGTTTTGTTGATTTTTTTCTAGTTCAACTATATAATAGACATACAAGGTGGTGTAAACGGTGGGAATAAAAGAAAACATAAAAAGTCTTAGATTAAAACATGGCCTATCACAAAAGGAACTAGCTGATATAGCAGGTGTAAGCGACAAAGCTGTATCCACCTGGGAACTCGGCACTAACGAACCACGCATGGGCGCTATTCAAAAAATTGCTGATCATTTCGGAATATTAAAATCAGATATTATTGAAGATGTTAACTCTCGCCCTTATTACCTCAATCCTGAAGCAGCAAAAATGGCACAGGAAATTTATGATAATCCTCAATACAAAGTGTTATTTGACGCTACCAAAAAACTAAAACCCGAAAGCATTAAAGAAGTTATGAAATTTATTGATTACCAAAAAGCCAAAGAGGAAGGCGATCTCAATGAGTAGAACTATCTTATATGACTTGCCTCACGACGTTCGAGGCTTTGTTAGAGAAGATATTGATGGAGAGGCAATTTTCATCTTGAATGCCCGCTTAACGAGGGAATCCAACATGAAAACTTACCTGCATGAGCAGGAGCATTATGAAAAAGATTGTGGTAAGAACCTTTGTGTTGACGAAATAGAAGCACAAAGGCATAAATAAATTTTAGGAACTTCCCATGAGTAATATTAAATTATTTCAATCTAAGCAAATACGTTCTGTATGGAACGAAGAAGAACATCAATAGTATTTTTCTGTTGTTGACGTAGTTGGTGCTCTTACAGACAGTATTTATCCATCCGCCTATTGGATAAAGCTAAAACAAT